TTCCATGATTCCATTAATTGCTTCCTGACCTTTTTCAATCAAAGAATACAAATTTGCTCTGGTGTATTCATAGTCTTTTTTAATGTCATCACCTGCAGGTCTGACAATCTCTGCTTTTTTAGCAGGTGGTTTTTGAATATTTGACTCGGTATTCAGAGCAAGATCTAGACTTTCAAATTCATCCGACATAACTTATCAATCAAAGGTCAGCGTCTTGTCCAATATTATAACTTCTACCATCTGTGAAGAATTCAAATCCTTCAGAGAACCCAAAGTCATCCTGAGGACCTATTAATGCGTCATCAACAGTGTTAATTACGCCGTCATTATTCTTGTCTTCTTTTGCCTTAGGAGTTACTGTATATCTCATCTCCCTCTTAGCGGTGACGGGATCGGTATTTGTATAAGTATCAACCTGTACCTTCCTGATAAGACCGTCAGAATTATCGCTGACCTTACCAAACAGATAAGTTTTGGCAGTAAATGAAAGGGTGTAGATTAGTGCTCTTCTTGTAGTAAAATCTCCTTCATAATCGTCTACAAAAGAAACACTATTCAGTACAATAGGAGTATCTCTCTTCTCTCCAATAGAACTGACTAGATCAATAGTAACATTCAGTGCTGGTTGGAAATAAGGTAAAATCTGCTCAACGATTTGTAGAGCATCGTCATTCAATTTGCAGTAAATGTTTAGTTCAAAACCGATATTATAAGGAACAGGCATGAAAACCTTTCTAAGATTTTCTCCTTCCAGTGCCTTGAAAGTTTGCGTAACACCAGTCTTTCTAGATGGATCATACTGAAGAGATGTCATCTCAAATGACATTCTTGGTAGAGTAATTGCAACTGACTTATTCAACTCAGACTGTTGAGTCAATCTTGCTAGAAACTTCTGCCTTGGCGCATATGCCAAAGGAACTCTCATCTCATCGATGACGTTCTGATCATCTTTATCATAGTGTTTAATTGAAACGTTATTGAATAAAGTTCCAAAAGATATGATAGTTTTACGAATAATTTCGTGGTAATAATGGCTTCCTAGCATTAGTAATTTCCAAAGGGATTTTTCTCAGTAAAGTCTAAAATTTGATCAGCTTCAAATTCTATCTCGTCATTTTGCTCATAATCATCAATATTTGCGACAGATGCAATCTTAGGTACATCTCTCTTGTTTATGTAGTAATCGACAACATATATAGCGGATGAAGAAGATCCAACAACTCGCTCCCCATCTAGGAAAGTACCATTTTCGATGGAAATTTGTAAAATTCCTTCTTCGCCGTCCCAACGCTTAACTCTTGCTGTTGCGCCAGATGTTGAACCAGTAATAACTTCATTAAACCAGAATGTACCAATACCAGCAGCAATTGGAGCATCTCCAATAGTTACAACTGGAGGAGTTAAGTAACCCGATCCTGGATTAATTATCTTCACACTATCTATTCTGTTATCAATTTCATTCAATACAACTTCTCCGATTGCTGTTGTAAATCCAGTAGCGAAATCTCTATCGGTCACGGTATTTGATATCGATACAATTGAAGGTTCTGTGTAACCAACACCAGTCTTAGTTAAGGTTATTGATATAACTGTCCCTGCAACACCAACATTTGCATAACCCTCTGGAGTTTGACCCAATGGAGCAGATATGCTAACAGTTGGATTAGAAATGTATCCTATACCTCTATCTGTTATTTCAACTTCGCTGAGTTTGCCATCTCCATTTATCTTGGATATTGCAGTAGCAGTAAATTGAGTTGCAACTCCAGTTGGTGCTGAAAGAGTAACTCCTGGGGAAGTTAGATAACCATATCCAGCATAAGTCAAGGTGATATCAGTAACGATTCCAGAACTTACACTTGCAATTCCAGTTGCAACAAAGTCTGATGGTGTTCCGATCGGAGGATCAATGACAGCGGACACGATAGAAGTTATGATTCCAGATAAAGTTGTTGATGAGTTATCAATTGAAGTTACAGCGCCATTTGAAATGGAACAACCAATGCTAATTGAGTTTAGATTTCCGATTGCGTCGCTCTCAAAATCATCGAATAGTATTGTGTTTGAATCTGCCGTTGGCATCGAAGCTGGTGCAGTAGAAGATGCAGTTCCAGCATCAACTGTTCCAAAAATACCATCAACAATGATTCCGCTGTTTAAATCATTTTGAATTACTGGAGGAGTTACATCCGCACCAGTAACCATCTGAATTTCTCCCCCACCAACACTAAAGAAAGTATCTTGTGGTAACCCGCCATCAACTTGCAATTCTAAACGTTGAGTAAAGTTTGGAAGAATTGTTGAATTTATGTAAATCCAGTGCCATTGATCATCTCTGACATCAATGCCAGTGTAATCGTAAGTTAGTTTGTCTGTAGTAACTCCAATCTTGTCTGTACCTAAACCAATTTCAACATAACCATCATCATTAATTCTGAGATCTACTTGAGTAGATTTGCTTCCATTGGATAACTTATTAAATTCAATGAACGTTGATAAACCTGGCAAAGAACTTGGAATCTTTGCTGCAAGTTGAATAGATCCGCTATAACCAATTGCTGTAGTTGATGCAGTTCCTGGGTGTGTAATATTCCTATTTGGATCTGCATTAACAATCTTCCATGCATTAGATCCAAAGTAAGAATCTGCTATGTATGCTGGAGATAGAGATAAGAAATCAATAGTTAATGTTGGAGGTGCTAAGTAATATCTACCGCCACTTTGTAGAGTATAAGAGAAGGTGGAAATTCCTCCAGAAGATGCTAGTGTTGTATTTGCAGTGGCAGTTGATGCAATTCCTGTTGGATTGTCAAACGTTACTGTTGGGGCAGATAGATAGTACCTTCCAGAAGATGCGATTGAAACGCTGGAAATTTGTTCGCCATATAGAGATCCTCCAACTGCTGTTGCTGTAGCAGTTGCTGCTGCTCCTGTTGGGGCACTGAACGTCAGTGTTGGGGCAACACTATGTCCAATTCCAGTATTAACAATAGATAAGGTTGATAGTTGATCGTTTGCTGCTACAGCAGTTACTGAACCCGTTACAAAACCAACTGGATTTGGAGAACTAAATGTAACTCCTATTGCTAATTTTGGAGAATAGTTTGTACCCCCTTCAGTTATTACTGCTCTATCAACAGCATTATTAATGATGACAGTAGTTGCTGCTGCACCAGTAAAAGTAGGACCGCTGAAAGTTATAGAAGGTACTCCAGTATATCCTTCTCCTCTATTAATGATTATTCCTCTGGAAACACCTTTTCTATACAACTCAATAGAACAGGTAGCTGCTGCACCTACACCACCTCCACCACTAATCGTTACAGTGGGTGTATGTCTATAACCGTAACCAGCATCAGTTAAAACAATTTCTTTGAGAGATCTAACTCCCCCAATAGAAGTTGTAATAGCAACTGCTTTTGCCGTTCTTCCGTATTGTGGTGCCGCTTCAAAAGTTACCGTTGGAGTTGATGTATAATTATAACCATCATTATTAATGTATACTGTTCTTACATATCCAGTATTAATATCTGCACCAACTGCTGCAGTTTCACCATAACCAACCATCTTGAGTGTTATAATCTCGCCAACATTTTCAAGTGCTCTATCAACCTCAGGTATACCAACATCAAGAACTTCATTCTCATACTCAAAGAGTTCGCAATTGAGTTCGTAAGTATAACCTCTTCCTAACTGATAGAATGGTTTTTCGTGCTCTACAAACTTAACTTCAAAAAATCTTTCGCTGAGAGGAAAATAAATTACATCTCCTTCTCTAGGTCTCAGTGCAACTTCAATTTCATATGGGTCTTCATCTTGAATAAATGCACCAATATACTCTTCATACCTTTCTCTAGAAATGACGAGATTTATCTCATCTTTCAATTGCATACCAAACTTACTAAGGATGTCTCCGCCCCCAGTATGCCCCTCATAGGTGTTTAAATATGCCTCTATGATATATGCATTATCGAACTTGGAAGACTGCACCTCTGCGAGGATTTCGTCCCTGTTTACGATTTTTCTTGGAATGTATACGACCTCAATACCATACATTCTCAACTGTTCATTGATCAAGTCTTGAACTAGTCGCTGTTCCGAAGAGGATCCGTGGAGAAAGAATGGATTAAGTGCCATTATCCAATAAAGTCGTAGGGTGGTAATTCATGCTCTAGAGCCATGGTCTGTTTCAGTTCTTTTAGTTCATTTTCAGCATCCTGGTAAATTTCTCTTCCGTTCATTTCAATTCCACCAGGAAGTTTTACACCCCTAAATTTAATTAAATTTTGTCCCCATTGTCTCTTTATCAATGAAGTAAGATACTTTTTGATAAATGAATCATTATATACCTTTGAAAAATCTGCAGGATCTAATGCCCTGTAGCAATCAATGACTAAGAAATTTCCTGCGGTCTGCTGACCCCAATCAATATCAAAATACAATCTATTTTGTCTCTTATTAAATCTTATTTGCTTATCTGTTGTTAATAAGAAATCAATGTCTTCCAAATAAGTTTTTGTCATGCTATATTGCATCAACTCAACCGAATTGAAGTAATATAAGTCATTCAAAAATAGTTGATATTTAATACTAAACATTCCACCAGAAATAGTACTGGTATCAAACTTCCATACTTTTTCAATTCCAATTACAGAATCTGGAACTTGAATGTAGTTGGAATTTTCGTAGAAATTAAAAGTAGTCGAACCGTAACCAGGAATTGTTGAAGTTCCAGTTGTAGTTACGATCCCGACTCCAGTAGTATTCTTTGCTTTTCCTCTATCAATATCATCCTGAGTAATCTCGTACTTGAGATACATTCTTTCAACGCCGTCAAAATGACGTTCGTTGTAATATTGAATGGCATCATCTACCAGATCATCGATTTGTTCATCATCAACATTAATTTCCAGCACAGGAGCGCCTAATCTTCTCAAACAATAATCGATTAATTCCTGGCGTGTTGATGGTTTTGCCATTAAACCTCTCCCTCAGCTGGCTGAGTTGATACATTAGTCTCAGCACTATTTATTTTCTTTTTCCTTGCTACCTTAGGTTTTGGTTCTGGTGCGGCAACCAAACCAAAGTGTAATTCATCCTGTGTTCTTTCTTCTTCAAGGAGTCTTTGTTTCTCCTTCTCCTCCGCCAACCTATTCAGTTCTGCCGTTTTTAATTCGACAATAATAGACTTGTGTTTCTCAAATACATCAATCTGGTGATTTGATGCCCTTACTCTTGCTTCTAATGCGATTGTCTGACTAAGCAATTCAGAAGATTTCTGCTGGTAGGTTCCCAGCAGAATCTGATAATCAACTTCAGATGACATAATCTAAATCTTATCTAACTAGTAACCCTATTTATAGGATTAGAAGGCACCCCCGTCAACGGTAATATTCTCAAGGATTCTTGAGGTTCCGTTGTGTCTGATTACCTGAGACTGTCCAGCAGCATCATTGATCCAAAGTCCGCCAAATTCAACATCAGCATATGCGACTTCAGTCATGACATTTGCAGATTCGGTTACAGATGATGCGATTGCAACTCTATTTACCGACTCATCCCAATAAACTGCAGCAACCTTGGCAGATGTTGTGTAGTAGTGCAACATCAGACCAATGTCATAGTTTTGATCTACTGTTGGGGGAACAAGATCTCCACCACTGTTTACCAGACCAAGTTCAATGACAGGATCTTCAACTTTCAGTGCCTCAGTATTGACGATCGTCTGAGTACCAAGAACTGTGATATCGCCAGTAACAGTAACACTACTTGCGAAACTTACGTTACCCGTAGTATTAGAGATAGTCATGGCATCGCTGCCATCAGATGCTCTAATATTACCAATCTCAGCAATTGGTACAGTCAGTGTTGTGGAGTCTGCATTATATTTGATGTCTGGAGCAACATATGCAGTTTGTCCAGTACTAGTTGTCGATGCCTCAGAGAATATTAGGAATCTGTCAGCAGTATCAGCAACGCCACTAACATCAATTGTATTTGATCTTGTAGCAGTTGAAATAGAACCAGTAATCGATCCAAAGATCGCTCCAGTTACGATAAGATCATCTTCAACTCTAACACTAGAAGATGCAGGACCTGCTCTTAGTACAAGATTTCCAGCTTCTGTACTAATAGTTTGATCATCGAGAGTGCCAATGCCGACATTACCGATAATTGCACCTTCTTGCCCTGCAGCAAGTCTAAGACCAGTATTGAAGGTTGCGATCCCAGTAATACTTGTCTGAGAATCGATATCAATAGTATTAGTAGCAGAATTTAATTTCAGATTACCTGCTGTTGACTCAATTTGAGTCGTGCTGTTAACACCAATGTTAACATTAGAAATTCTACCTGTACCTGCTACATCAAGATTACCTTCAATATCAGCAGCAGAAGTTACGGCTAGAGTTCCATCAACATTAACTCTAGAATCTGCAGCACCAAGGAATAGAGAACCTGAGCTAGTATCGATGGTTCTATCAGAAGTCATGCCAACTTTTACATTAGCACCCTGAAGACCAGAAGTCGTTGTAACAATACCAGAGAAACTACCGTTTAACCAGTTTTTACCTGCCGTTTGATCCCCAATATTATAAGTTCCATCAGTTTCGGGGAGAAGATCTCCTTGAATATCAGCATTAATTGTAATAATATCAGTTTCAGCATTACCGAGACCAACATTACCATTAATATTTGTAGCACCTTCAAGTGTTGTTGTGCCACTTACACTTAGAGCGGCACCAACATATGCGTTTTGTGCAACAGATAAACCACCCTTAATGTCAACTGCACCTGTTCCTAGAGCAGTTGTATTTTCTGCACTTGAAAATGTTGTAACGCCTGCAATAGAAGCACCTGCGCCAACATATAGATTTCTCGATAAACCAACACCACCGCCAACAACTAAAGCACCTGTTGTTGGACCATCAGAATCTGTGGTGTCGTCAACACTTAGCGCACCAACAAATGTACCAATACCACCTACTTTTAGGTTTCCTCCAATATTGGTTGCAAGTTCAACACCCAAAC